GAACAGATGGGCCAGACACCCGGTCCCCAGCGCCGCTCCCACGAGAACAGCGGCCGGTCGCGCGTCGGTAGCCGCCAGCCCCCAGCTCACGGCAGCGGCCAGCACAGCGGCAAACACGGGGGTGTGGGTCAGGCACCGATGCCCGTTGGTGTCCGGGTAGTCCTGGTTGCTCCTGGTGAGGTAATAGACCGACTTCGACAGCCGGACCAAGATCTTGTTGATCAGCCAGGTGACCGGTCCCAGCGCGTGAGTCAGTTTGGACTTCGGGTGATCGAGGTCCGGCACCAGCGAACCGACCGTGGTACCGAGGGTCCAGGCGGCGGACCCCAGTACCGGACCCATGCCGGGGTCGAGGTGCCACGCCAGCGGCGCGAGTGCCAAGCCGACGATCGCGCCGTGCAGCGAGTGGGCCCGGGCCATCACGAGGACCACCCGCCCGCGTTGCTCTCAGTCGGGGACCAGCAGCATGGACCTACCGTGATCCGGAGCGAGCGGGACCAGCCGATAGTGGCACCCACCTCGAACGGCTCGTGGCACCGGTTGCAGGTCCCCTGATACATCGCCACCCGGGTCTCCAGGTCGGCCTGGTCCTTGTCGGACCCCGGTCGATCGGTACCACCCAGCAGCTGCTCCACCTCGCGGTCCGCAGGCTTGCCGTTGCACCAGGCGCAGGAAGACCGAACCATCTCGTGCTTGCACCAGTCAGGCACCGGGCTCGGCACGTAGGACGGCAGCTTCGGCAGTCCCGTCAGGCGGTCCTCGTTGTCGTCGAAGTAGCTCACCCCGTTTTCCTCCTCGTCGTATTCGCTGTCGTCTTGATCGATATCCCAGCTGTCCACGAAGTTCAGCCAGGGGTCGCCGCCGCTCACGGGAAGTCGACCTTCTGTCCTCGCGGCGTGTTGCGTCCGGCGATCACGTCGAGGTGCCACAGCACGTCCTCGATGACGTAGACATGATCCACATCGTCAAGGTTCGAGGCGACGGACACCCGGTCGGCCAGGCCCTCGATCGCCTTGCGGAGCACGTCGTAGCGCTCCTGGATGTCCTCGGCGTTCATCCGGTCCCGGTTGCTCATGACTCGCGCCCCGGGTGCTCGTGCAGGCCGATGCAGCCCGGCACGCACGGCTGGCCCTCCTCGGTCGCCATGAACTCGGCGTTCACCCGGCGCTCCTCCTCGGCCATGATCGCGATCTCGGCCGCCACGTCGCCGTCGAACCGTTCACGCGACTTGCGGAGGTGGGCCAGGGTGTCGTCCACGAGCTGCTGCCACCACGGCGCGGCCTCGGCCATGCCGCCGAGCATCGCGGTGTTGGCCACGACGATCGCGTACGGGTGAGCGTTGGCCCGCAGGCAGTCCTTGCAGTAGGCGAAGCTGATCGGCACACCGGGCATCGCGCCGACCCCGGTGGCCTCGCGTTCACCACACACGTCACAGGTCGCCATGAGACTCACCGTTACGGTCGTACTGGTTCTGGAGGGACTCCAGGATGCGCATCTGCTCGCCGGTGTCCTTGGTGCGGTAGACGATCAGGTGCTCGTCCTCGTGCTCGACGGCCAGCTGGTCGGGGTAGGTGGCGTGCAAGACGGTGATCACCTGATCAATGGTCACCAGCAGGTGATTCAGGAGCGCGTCAGGCAGGAGGGCGATATCCAGGACTACCTCGCGCGCGAACTCCGGCGGCAGTTCGAGGATTGACTTCGGTCGGTCGTCATCGGTCATGGATCCAATGTACCCCGCACGTTCAACGGGGCACAACCGTTACGCGGCGCCGTTGATCCCGTGCTTCGCCCACATCGCCCGAATCCGACTCGCCATGTAGCTGTCCGGCGCGTAGCTGCGGCCCGTCGGACTCACGTACCGGCCCATGCCATCCACCTTCCAGTCGGCCGGGTTGTACTGGTCGCGTCTCGTCTTCGGGCGGTGCCGGCTGATCTCGTTCGGCGGCGCAGCCACGATCGGGTCGGGATCGTCCCGACTCACCGTGTCGGCCAGGTCGTAGGTCCCGTTCCGCCACTGGGCGTACGCGGCAATCTCAGCCTCGGTGAAAGCGGCTTTGACGGCAGCCACGAGGGAGTGCGGAGACGAGGCAAACGCGGCCCAGCCCTGGGCCACCGGAAGGCTGACCCGCAGACCCTGGTCCATGATCTCGACGTTGAGCTGGATCGATCGGATCTGGCTCCGCCGATTCTCGGGGTGATAGGTCTCTGACTGTGGCCTGATTTCCATGGTCACCGCCCTGTCCGCATCCTGCGCACCACGTCGCGCATGCTGTCGCCTCGGTACTCCTTCGGTGCGGCGCTGCCGGCCGCGCGCATCGTCGTCCCGCCCTTCGCGGCCCGCATGTCGACCGGGCCGCCGATCTTGCTGTGCTCGGTGATCGCGTGCACGAACACGTCCATCCGGTCTGGCGACTTCTGCGACTCCTGCCAGGTGATCATCTGGTGTTCGGCCTCGGGGAAGTGCCCGAGGAGCTTGACGTGATCGCCCTCGAACGTCGGCGCGATCATCCGAGCCCGGAACGTCTTCGACCCCCTGGCCGGGAACGCTCGAATCGGCAGCCCGATCGCGGGCAGCTCCAGCGCGGCCGGCACGAACGGCCACATCTCGATCAGGTTGTGCTCCTGGTTCACCCGGTCCGTTGCCGTCGCGTCGTCACGCACGAGCAGGGTGACCGCCTTGGTCAGCAAATCGACCGGCGGCAGTTTGGGCCGGGGTGTATTCGGCAGCGGCTTGTAGAGCTTGTTCAGCACCCGGAACTCTCGGACCATGTCCTTCCAGGTCTGCCGCGCCGTGCGCTTGAGGCCGGACAGGGACTGCTCGTAGGCGATCTCCGTGGCGTTGAACTCCAGGGCGGCCAGGAAGGCGACCCGCAGCCAGCGGCCGGCCGTCATGGCGCCGGACCGGTCAGCCAGGATGTAGTGGTCCTCGTCGTAGCCCTTGCCTGCGACCACGATGCCGGCCTCGTCGCCGCCGCCCTCGTTGTCGGCCGGGTCGACGAACACGCTGACCCGGGCCAGCTCGGGCGCCTCCTTGACGCGGTTGCGGTCAAACCACTCCTGCTTGAACACGCCACCGGAGATCGGGTGTGGGTTGCCCTGATACATCGCGGCCCACCAGCGCTCACCGACGCGGCGGCGGATCTTGACCCACTCGCGGCCCTCGCGGGCGCTGCGCAGGTACTCGCCGGGCTTGCGACCCAGCGGATCGTCGGCGCCGGCCTGGGCGGGGATGTTGAGCCGGGACCATTCTGGCGTCGGTTCCTTCTCGTCCTCGCGGATGATCCGGCCCAGCAGGTCGTCCTCGTGCCAGCGGGTCCCGATGACGATGACGATGGCCTTGCCGGCCAGCCTGGTCGTGGCCACGGCCTGCCACCAGTTCCACAGCACCTGCCGCTGGAGGGCACTGTCGGCGGCCTTCGGGTCCTTGACCGCGTCGTCCACGATCAGGATGTCGGCCGAGCGACCGGTGAACGAGGAGCCGACACCGACGGCCGTCATACCGCCGTTGATCCGGCCGGGCACGTCGGCCAGCTGCCAGTTGGTCTGCTGGGCACGGTCGGGGTCGAGCAGTAGGCCAAAGTGGTCTTCTTGCCGGGCCGAGGCCCGGTCGCCCTTGTAGCCGCCGCCGTAGGACTCGATGAGCTGCCGGACGGCCAGCGCGGACCGCGCGGCCAGGCCCTGCTCGTAGGAGGCGACGACGATGCGGCGGGACGGGTCGCGGATCAGCAGCCACAGTGGTGTGGCCGTACCGAGCCGCATTGTCTTGCCCTCCTGTGGAGGGGTCGAGATCACCCAGCGGCGCTGCATGCCGGTCTCGGCCTGGATGACGGCCTTGTCCAGGGCCACCATCATCTCGGTCTGGACCACGTCGGGGTTCGTATATTTGGCCACGTGGCCTGGGCTGCGGAACTCGCGCACGGCCCGGCGCCGCTTCACGATGCGCTCCAGCCGTATCTCGGCCAGGCGCCGCTCGTTAGGGTTCAGTTGATCCAGCTTCTGCCGGATCGTCTCCTCCAGGCTCGCCTCGGCGCGGGCGTAGGTCACTGCTCGGCCTCAAGAATCATCGGCATGTCGGCGCTGGTGTCTTCCAGGAGTTCGACCACATCGGCCACGGTCTCGGCGACCCTTTTGTTCGAGATCTCGATCTTCATGGCCGCGTTGAGCCCGAGCAGCAGGTTCTCCTTGTCCATCGCATCCAGGATGATCCGAGCGCCCTGGTACGCCTTCTCGTGCGCGGGGTTGAGGGCGACTGGCATCCAGGCCCGCTTGAGTAGGCGATAGCCCTCCAGCTGCTGGGCCAGGACCGCCTCGCGGTCGGCCTGTCGTTCGGCCAGCGTGTCGGCCAGTGTGTCGTGCAGGAGCTTGCTGGCCTGGTTCCGATTGATCTTCAACAGCTTGGCCGCCGCGTCGATCGTCAGACCCGACGCCACCAGCTCGACCACCCGGGCACCGTTGATGACCCGCAAGGCCGTGACCGTGGCCGGCTCCTTGACCGCTTCCTTGTGCGCCAACTTGTTCGGACGGGGGGGCATTGCGTCACCTCCACGCTCTCGCGACAGGACGAGAAGTCACAGCCCCGTCTCGCGACGAAGTGCGGCCAGCACCTGCTCCGGCGGGCAGGTCAGGTGCTGCACTTCGCCCAGGCGTTGCTCCTCCACGTACATCGCGAACCGTTCGGCCCGGGTTCGGGCTCCCTTGATCCAACTGTCCTTCTGGTTCGAGCCGCGTGCAAGCCGCTGAGCTGCTGCGCGATCTGGATCCACGAGGTGATAGACGTGCAGGTGATGGCCTGCGGTCGCACACACGTCGGCGAACCGGCGGATACCAAGCCGCGCACCCTCGGCGATGACCGGCTTCGACATGGTGATGTGGGTCAGCCAGCGCTCGACATCGACGATCGCCGACATGCTCATCGCGTCGGTACCCGGGTAGCCCTCGGGGTGCTTGCCGGCGCGGGCGCCCAGCTCCACGGCCGCGATGTCGGCCATCTGCGCGTCCTTCATCTCGGGCACGCGCGAGACCCACTCTCGTCTCGGTGTCCCGTCGACCTGGATGCGGTGATACCCCTCGGTGAGACGGTCCATCAGCCAGGACTTGCCCACTCCCGGCTCGCCGACGATCAGATGCACATGGGTCACAGTGCGGCCACCAGCCTCTCCGCTGCGGCCGGCGCGATGGCGTAGCCAGTCCGGTGGAAGCCGCCGAAGTACTGGCCGCACGGCGGCTGTGTCTCGACGCCCTTGCAGCGGATGCCGATCTCGGCGGTCCAGCCGGTGAGGCTGTTGATGATGCCGACCTCGTAGGCGGCCTGGAGCATCTTCTTCGCCTGCTCCATCGCACCCACGTCGGTCCGAGCCGAGGAGGAGCCGAGACGGGCCTGACCATTGACGCGCGCGGCGGCGATGGTCTTGTACGGCGCGTAGTGGTGTAGCCGCAGCTCGTCGACCGAGTTCAGCACGTCGACTCGATCGTGGACCCAGGTCACCCCGAAGGTGAGGCCAGCGGGGTGCCGGGCCGCACCGGTCGCCCAGATCACCTTGCCGCGCCAGAACCGGTCACCCTCGGGACCCTCCATGAGGACGCCGTCGGTGGAGACCGGCCTGGCTTCGCCCCGGAACTCCGCGTTGAGCAGCGGGCTCAGTGGGTTGACCAGGTACCAGTCGTCCTCGTGTCGAGGCGCACGGTCCGGTGTCCGGTAGTTGGTGACCAGGCCACCCTGCCACACCGGGGTGTGCCATTTCTTCAGCAGCTCCAGGGAGCGGTCGAACAGGGCCAGCTGGTCGCCGTGGTGGTAGCCGCGCCGCAGCAGGGCAACCGAGGTGGTGCTGGCACTGTCCGCGTTGGCCAGGTGCCGGTACTCGATGCCGCGCTCATCGAGGTGATGGGCGAGGCTGGATCCGGCAATGCCGGCGCCGATGACGATGATCATTACTGGCGTCCGATCTGGTCCATGTACTCGTTGGTCACCGCGACAACGGTGTCCGAGTAGTTCGCGGTCTCGAAGTGCGCCTGGAGGTGATCGAGCTGCTCGATCAGGCGCGCGTACGCCGAATCGGACACGGTGATCGTGATGCTGCGAACTTCGGACGACCGGACGTTGCGCAGGTCACTGTCCACCGTGCCGTCGTCCAGTCGTGTGGCCGGGGCCACGTCGCCCTCCAGGGTGGTCCGCAGCTCATCGAGTGCGCCGCCATCCCAGCCGCCCTCCAGGAGTAGGCCGGTGTCGTCGAGGTTGCTCAGCAGCTCCAGTAGCGCCGCGTCCTCGTAGCCGGCACTGTCCGAGGTCCGGTTGTCGGCGGCAAGCACGGCCCGTGCCTTGGCCGTGCTGCACTCGACGAACGTGGCGTAGATCTTCGGGTGACCCAGTTCCTTGGCGATGGCCCAGACGTGGTTGTGGGCGATCACCTGTTTCGTTTCGTCGTGCACCACGATCGGGGCGTACTGGGCGTGGTCCTCCAGGGACTGCCGGATCCGCTCGGTATCGGCTCGGCGGGCGTTCTCGGGATGAGGTGTCACCGAGTCGATCGGGACCCAGCGAGTCCGAAGGATCTTCACCTGTTCGCGCATGAACGGATAGTAACCCGCGCCCGAGACGGAGTAGATGTCTCAACGCTGCAACGTCAGGCGCTGGTCTTCTGGAACGCGATGTATGCGTAGTTGACTGTGGTCCCGCTGGCTAGGAAGACCCAGGGCACGACCACGGCTGGTGAGCCTGACGTAGAGATGATCTTTCGGTTGGCGCAGCCGGCACACCAGCCCGAGCCGGACGGCAGGCCGGGGCTCACTGAGGTGTAGGGGACGGTGCCCGAGGGCGTGGTGGCCGTGGTGTTGCTCAGTGCGGCAATGAACTGGACCGTCGCGAAACAGTGGATCTGGCAGTCCCAGGTACCAGGGCCAAGGGTCACGCTGCTCTGGATGCCACTGAGTGTGAGTCCCTTCGCCGTACCGACGTTCGGCGTCGAGCTGGCAGTGATCGGCAGGTGCCAGGCGCCGGAGGCGTAGCCAGACGTGGCCAGGTTCCACTCGGTGTAGTAGCCCACGCCGGTATTGCTGTCGACGTAGTTCTTGCTGGCCGCGTCCTGGGCGGCAGCCGGGTCCTGGAGGTTGTGCGCCAGGAGGCTGGTCAGGTCGAACGGCGCGACCACCGGAAGGTTGTTGGTCATTGGCTCAGTCCCACCCACCACAGCTCGTTGCCGGTCGTGGTGCCCAGGGTGGGCAGTGTGCTCGGCAGGGCCGTCATCGTGGAGCCGCTGCTGTTGGTGTACAGCCGGGGGATCGCTCCAGTAATGGTGGCCATCAGGTCGGTACCGAGCAGCCGGTCACAGATGATCTGCGGCAGCGTGCCGGAGCCGGTGTAGTTCATCAGCAGGGCCAGGTAGATCTTTTTGCCGATCGGCAGGTTGGTCAGCGTCGAGGCCAGACTGGAATCGAAGGTCGACTTGACCAGCGTGCCGTTGCCACTGGCCAACGTCACGAACTGGCTGGAGATGTCCGGCGTCTTGACCAGGAGCGCGCCCGTGTCGCCGTCGTAGACGCCCAGGTAGGTATTGGTGACGGTGATGGTGCTGGCCTGGCTCACGTAGCCGGTGAACAGGGTGTTACTGGCCTGCCAGGTGTCGATCCGGGTCGGCATGAACATCGGCCGGCCAGTCGTCACGCCGCTGTTACTGGAGGCGCCCGCGCCATCCAGGGTGGCCGCCGTGAGTCCCTGGGTGGCCGGCGTCCAGATGTTCGGGCTGCGGACGTAGTTCAGTGCCTGGTACTGGGTCAGCCCGTCGCTGATCTTGGTGAACCCAGTGTCCGTCTCGTAGAGCCGGGTGCCGACCGGGTAGACGGTGGCCTGATTGGTGGAGTTGTTCAGGTTGGTCCAGGTGGAGACGATCACCTGGCCGTCCACGTAATGCTTGGTGGCCACGTCCTGCGCGCTGGCCGGGTCGGCCAGGTTGTGTCCCAGCAGACTGCCGAGGTCCAGCGGCGCGACAACCGGCGCGCTGCTGGGCATCGTCAGGACCTGATTTCAGCCGTGTATTGGGAGGCCACCGGGGCCACACCGAAGTCGAGCGTCACGGTCGCGGACCCGGGCGCGTTGGCCACGTAACACATGACCTGGGCGTTGTCGGAGTTCCGGTAGACCGCGACCTGGAGGCGTCGGCCGCTGGCCGGGGTGAACGGCGAGGTGATGTTGACGGCCGTGCCGGACCCGGGCGCTGGCACGGCCACGCTGGCCGAGCGACTCACCGTGCTGTCGACGGCGATACCGGACGTGGTACTGATGCCGCCGCCGCTGGCCGCCGTGGCGGTGATGTTGTTGCTGCCGTCGATGCCGATCGAGGAGCTGGCGTGGTAAACGACCGAGGCCGCGAACTGGATGATCGACACGGCCGTGGTGCCGATGGTCACCGTGCCGGTGTTGTTGCAGACCCACTGCTGGCCGGCCGAG